GTCGTGTCCTCTCGCAGTCGAGAGTCTACGTCGAGCCGCCAGACATCACGGCGGGGCGCTTCAGTGCGTGAGCGCGAGGTCGCGTCGGCGCGCTCCGAAGAATCCGCCGCGCGGTCGGATGACGCCGCAGCGTGTGCAGCGCTCACGGTCGATCGTCCGGCGTCGGGTCTTCCAGTCCCATCGCCCGAGCAGTCGCCAGTCGTGACCGCCGAGCAGCCAGGCGCAGATGATGATCGACGTCGGGTAGCGCTCGGCGTCGGGGTCGACCTGGATCGGCTCGACGGTCATCACGTCAGCCTCATCGGGAGACGACCGCAGAGCATCGGCCTCGGCGGGAGCGGTGCGCGCAGCCAGAGACGCCGATTCGCGCGCTCGGCGAGTGCTCGGCCTCGGATGAATCGCAGCAGCGATGCACCGGCTTCGGGGTCGATCGGCATCGTCATCGAGAACGACGTCTGCATCGGCGGCACTTCGTCGACGATCGCCGTCGTCTCGTCGAACGTGAAGCCCTGCACGGTGCCGCCGACGTCGACCCACTTGCCGTCGACGAGCACCTGCATCCGGTCACGGCGTGACTCACTTGTGACGCTCATGAGCGCACCGACTCGACCGCTCGGCGCGACGCCGAGACGAGCACCGTCGACCTGCTGCCGAGATCGTGCCAGCCGCCGTTGCCGAGCGCGACCTGCACATGACGCTCGATGCGGCGGTCGCGCTGCTCCCACTCTCGACAGCGCACGTCGAGCCGGACGCGAGCGAGCCGGGCCGCGTTCTCGATGCGCTCGGCGATGCGACGCTCGGCGAGCACGAACAGGCTGTCGATCGTGTACGGCATCGGCGCGATCGAGTCGCGGTCGCCGTCCTCGTCTTCGACCCAGATCGTGTGCGTCGGACAGAACACGCCTTCGGGGCCGACGTAGCCGTCGCCCTCTCGCCACTCGTCGATCGCATAGCCGCGATCTGTCCAACTGCTGTACTCGTCGTTCATCGACTCAGTGTCGAACTCGCAGCCGGGGAAGTCGCAGACGAGCCGATACCCGATGCTCTCGTGAACGCCCATGTCACGCCCTCCCTGCTCGCGAGCCGAGCGTGTCGCGCCGCTTCACCTTGATCTCGATATCCCACCACTCGAACGTGATGTGCGTGAGGCGTCGGATCGGCTCGAACTCGATCACCGCTGAGGCGTTGTCCGGGATGCGGTTTACCTGTCGCAGATAAGCGATCATCTCGTCGGGCGTGCCGAAGTCGCCCCGGCGCGATGCGTCGGTGTGCAGGTCGAACGACTGCGACGGCGCGGGCTGCTCGATCACGACACGACGCGGCGTCACGACCGGCTCGCCCGCGCTCTGCACGACATCGGTCATGAACTGCCGGTCGAACTCGCTGATATCCAGGATGCCCATCACGGCTCCCTGACGATCGCGGCGCTGATCTCCCACTAGGAGAACGTGATGCGCGTGCCGCCGTCCGGCAGATCGGCGATCGCGACGGGCACGTGATTCGGCACGCCGTTCGCTGTCCGCAGGAATCGCAGCACGTCGATCGGGTCACCCCATGCGCCGGACTCGATCAGCCCGGCAGGAACGTCGATCGAGCGCGTCATCGGCTCGACGGTCGGCTCGGTCGCCGAGATCGCCGTCGACGAGATGCCGATGCGGTTCTGCGCTTGCACTTCGAGCGCGAGTGGTGACGACGGCACCGGCTTCGCGCCGGGGATGATCTCGTGCCGCCCGGCACGCTCGTCGTCCAGGTAGTCCATCTGTTCGGTCGTCATCGTTCCGTCCATCCTGTCTCTGTCAGCAGCGCCTCGATCGCGCTGTACTCGATGAGCACGCGACCGTCGACCGACACGATGTCGACGTCGGCTGTCGCGTTCGCCCAGTGATGCACGCCGAAGATCACGGCGTGGTCGATGCGCTCGTGCGCGAGATGCTGCGCGAACGCGGCGGCGGTCAGCAGGTCGTCGACGGTCACGCGGTGCTCGACTTCGTGCCGGTGCTCGCCTTCGCCCTCCATGACGCCGAGCGAGTAGATCACGGGGCCGTTCTGCGGTCGCTCCGTCCAGACCTCGGCGAATCGCCGCAGCCGCCGCGCCCAGTGTTCGAGGTCGACGGACGAGACGAACGCGCGGCGCTGCATCTCGACGGCGCCCTCGTGATCCTGCATGACGCACCGGGTGACGCGCTCGCCGAGCGTGCGTGCCCATCCGAGCCACTGCTCGCGCTGCTCGGGCGTGCATGCGTTCCACGATGCGGCGAACTGCCCGGCGTCCGCGTACTCGGCGAACTCGGGCGGCGGCTCGGTCGCCCCGTCGAGTTCGGTCACGCGTGACTCACCGCGTGACAGGACGGTGATCGGGCCGTACTTCCGCGCCAGCCGCTCGCTGCCGATCGACGCCGTCTCGTACGAGCACCACAGACCGCCCCGGTACTGCCAGACGTCGCCGTCTCGATCGAGAACGACGCTACGGTCGGGCAGCACGTCGATCTCGTGCATGTCGCTCAGAACGGCGCTCATCACACACCCCCGAGAGTCTGCTCGACGATCGAGATCGTCTGACGCTTCGACGGCGCAGTGCCGCCGTCCTTACGCGCTGCGTCGTGCCGGGCGATGATGTCGAGCGCTCGGCGAATCTTCCGCAGCGCATCGCCCCGCTGCGAGTCGATGAGCGCGGCACGGCGTGCGACCTCGCGGCGCATCTCGACGTCGAGATGTTCGAGCAGCCGATCGCCGATCTCGCGCGCTCGCGTGCTGTCGAAGACGCCCGCGTGCTCGATCGCCTCCCAGCACGTCGACGCGCCGCCGAGCGCCTGGAAGACTGCCGACTCGATCGACAGTTCGCCGTTCTCGTCGGGCGTGAACTCCCACGGCTCACCGTTGCCGGTGCGCTCCTGCCCCTCGGCGACGTCTTCGTCGAGCAGCGGCGCGTCGATCGGCTCCCACGCGTCGACGGGCGGCGGGGTGTACGTCGCGACGAACGGCCAGCGCACGAGTACGCCGCCGTCGTGCTCGTGCTGCATCTGCCCGCGCACGGTCGTCGACTCGGTCGTCGCGGTCGGGTCGATGACGATCTCCCACGCGACCGGGTTCGCCTCGATCGCGCTGCCGCAGTGCGGGCACGGCGCGATGACGACGGGCGGGTGCGACTTGATCGGCCAGTTCTCGATCGTCGGGCCGGGGAGCGGTTCGCGCTCGGCCTCGGTCGTCTTCGGCTCGGTCGCGAGCGCGTGACGGTCGAGCGCGTCGCTCAGCCTGTCCATCGCCCGCTTCGAGTCGTCTTCGAGCGTGATGACGCCGACGACGGCGCCCTGCTGCTGTGCTGCCATGATTCCTGCTCCTTCGTTACTTGGTTACTTTGATCTTATAGATGAAACGACGTTTCAGGGGGTCGATCCCCGCGCGCTCGTAGTCCTCGACGAGCGTGCGCGCCGACACTTCGACCGGCTCACCGTCGAACGACGTCGGCGGCTCGGACATCACCCGGATCGAGCGCGGCGGGAACGCGCTGCCCGGCCCGTCATCCGGCTCGATCTGCATCATGATCTCGCCGTCGTGCGACCCGCCGTAGAACTCGATCCCGCGCGTCATCGGTGACGGCGCCCAGACCGCGCCGTACTCGACAGTCTGCGTCTGCTCGTCCTGTCCGGCGCGGTAGAGCACGACGTCGTCGACTTCGACCGGCATGCCGTGCTGCTCAGCCTCGGCGACGATCGCCTCGGCCATGTGCTTCGCGAGCGCGTCGACGTAGCCAGGCACGTCGACGAACCTCATCGAGAGCGTGCCCGTCGCGCCGAGATACCGGTCGAAGATCACGGCGTGCCGCCCGCGAGCGCGACGATCCGGTTACGGATCATCTGCCCGGCGACGTCCATGCCGAGCCGGTCGACCGGCGAGTGCTTCGGGCGCTCGGCCTCGATCTCGGCGAGCATGCCGTCGAGCGCGGCGATCTGCGCCTTCTCGACGTTGCCGACGAATCGCTCGTACGGTCGCCCGTCGATGTGCTCGGGCAGCACGTACACGTGCGCCTTGTCGCGCGTCTCGGTCAGCCGGGCGATCGCGCCCGCTCGGTGCAGGATCGACAGCGTGCCGGATGCCGTGCCGTGATGCTCGAACTCGGGCGTCAGCAGCGTCTCGTCGTCCCACTTCGGCCCCCGGAACGGCCCGGCCTTGACGTCGACGACGGTCGCCCCGTGCGCGCCGCGCGCCCGCAGGTAGCGCAGCATGTCGCTCTGGCGACGCTTCGCGCTCGCGGCCTTCGTCTCGGCGCGGTCGCGGCTCGTGTCGGTGCCGCTGAATCCCTCAGTTCCGGCGTAGGGCGTGCTCATGGTGATCTCCTGTTCTGACGGGCATGCTGCTCGTCACTCGAATCGCCTCGTCGAGAGGCATTGTCCTGATCTCGTGGAAGATGCGGCGCACTTCCGGCTTGCGCAGTGCGTGCGCGAGGGCGCCGCTGATCTTGCCGTCCCAGCCGTAGCCGGGCACCGTTTCACGTAGCCACTTCACGGGCACGTCGAACGTCTCGGCGACGTCGGCATACGATGCGCCGTCTTCGAGCAGCGCGAGCATCCGGGGGTCGACGTCGGGGCGCGGCGGGATGACTCGGACGTCTCGCACACGCTCGCGGATGAGCGCCCGGCACACGCTGCGCGTCGAGAGTCCGACCTCGGCGCTGATCGCCTTCGTGTCGAGTCCGTCGCGGAACAGGCGGGCGATCTCGCGATCGTGCGGGCCGCTCATGGCTTCACGTTCTCCCAGTCGATCGACTCGAACTCGGCGACGACGTCGAGCGCGAGCGCCCGCATCCGCTCGATCGTCTCGGGCGTGAAGACGCGGGCGATCGAGCCGTGCGTGTGGCCCTTGACGAGCGCGAGCAGGTCGAACGACGACGTGCCCCCGCGTCGCGGCTTCGATCCGGCCTTCGTGCGCTGCTGCACGCGCAGCGAGATCGCGCGCCCGTTCACGTAGGGCTTCGGCGAGCCGCTGCGCTCGACGATGAGCACCGTCTGCGCTTCGGTCGCGTACTGGCCGGGGCGCATGTCGAGTTCGATCTCGACGCTGCGCTCGTAGGTGCGGGCTTCGACGAGTTCGCGCTCGACGCGAACGAACGTCTTAGTGTCCGTGCTGCTCATGGGTGATCTCCCTAGTTGTTCGACTAACAGATACAAAGTTACAGCATGAGGCGACGCGAGCGCTACGACTCGCCGAACGCCTCTCGCGCCCACTGAAGCGCGGCCTGTCGAGCGCTGAGCACGGGCTGCGTGCGGATCGGCGGGCGTGCGGCTTCGGCTGCGGCGAGCGCCCGCCCGTTCCGGCGCATGATCTCGCCGAGTAGCGCGTGCCCTTCGGTGGTCGGCGCGAAGATCGTCGGCTCGCCCTTCGTGTTGCGCTGCACGACACGGCACAGCACGCGCTCGGGCGTCGACATCTTCACGAGTTCGGCGAGCGTCGGCACGTGCTCGATCTCGACGACGACCGGCTCGTCTTCGTTCGCGCGCTGCGGCAGCGTCCGCGTCGTCATAGCCCGACCCCTGCCGCCGCCCACGGGTCGGCGAGCGTGCGCTGCTCGATCTCGTGCTCGATCTCGGCGTCGCGCTGCGCGATCCATGCGCGCTCGAACTCGACGAACGGCGTGCGCGGGTGCGTCTCCCACCACTCGATCAGTTCCTCGCTGGCGTAGGCGTACGCTCGCGCCCGGTTGCCCATGAACAGCGACATCGGGTCGATGCCGAGACGTCGGCCCTTCGCGTTCACGAGCCGGTCACGGCATGCCTCGGCGGCGGCTTCATAGTCGGCGTGCAGAACGTTCTCGTACTCGGCGCGGGCTTCGCGCCAGTCGGCGAGCGCACGCTCGAAATGCTCGCTCATGCGCCCAGCGTGTTCCCGATGCCGACGACGAGCAGAGCGATCAGGCCGACGAGGGCGCCGATGATGACGAGCACGAGCAGCGGCCCGACGATGTAACGGCCTACCCATCGCCCGAACTCGAACGACTTGTCGCGCTTCATGCTTGCCGTGGCGGTCGCCCGCCACCCGCGCCGCGACCGGGCCGCGATGCGATCCACTCGGTGACCGTCTCGGCGCTCCACACGGGGGAGCGTCCGAACGTCTCGTCGGGTGCCGGGAGATCGCCCGGCTTCGGTGCGTTCGCGCGTCGGTTCCGCGAGGCTCGCTGGTGATACACGCGCATCGAGTCGATCCCAACCCCGATCACTCGTGCGATGTCCGCGAGGGTGAGGAACGTCGGCGCGGCGGTCTTCGTTTCTGTCATGTGAACCATGATAGGTGCGTTCAGCAGACATAGACGGATGCCGCCGTGATCCAGTAGCGCATGACGTCGAGCACCTTCTCGTCGGCGCTGTCGAGCGTGGCGAAGATGTCGGCCTCGGTCTTGCCCTCGGCGAGCAGCGCGCACGTCTTCGTCGAGACGTCGAGCGCCGCCTGACGCATCTCGGGGTACTGCTCGAACGATCCTTCGGTGTCGATCGCGATGTCGAGCCGGTTCTCGGCTGCTGCCAGGTACGCGTCTTCGCCGCGCTCGACCGTGGGCGCCGCTGTCGCGGCCTCGGACGGGTCGAGCGGCCCTCCGGGCGTCGCGCATCCAGTGAGCGCGACAGCGGCGAGCACGGCGCCCGCGAGCAGCGTTCCCGCCTTCGTGGTGATCTGCATGATGCATCCTCTCTCGTGTAGCGCGTGTGCGCTCGCGCCCCGTGCCGGACTCGAACCGGCGTTCCCATCGGGGCGAGGGGCAGATCGCCCGGCATCCGTCCCCACGGTGCCGGGCGATCGCTCCCCAGTGTGCCGCCCTCCCCAGTTAGGCGAGCACGGCCCGCGAGAATGACGCGAACGCGGCATCCTTCAGCGCGAGCGCGGGCGTCCCCGTCACTGCGCGCTGCGCGCGGGCATCCGCAGCGTCTCGACCCCCCACGGATCGGACGCTGGCGAAGTGGTCGACGTACTCGGTGATCGCGTTGTACCCGGCCCAGCGGGTGTTGCGGATGCCGTCGAGCGTCGGCGAGTTGCGGAACAGGTCGACGACGCCGCTCACGTGCTCCGTCGCCTTGTTGCGGGCGCGGGTCGTCGTCGCGATGTCGAGATCGAACAGCCGGGCGGCGATCTTCTCGAACGCCTTGTCGGTCAGCGTCTTCTCGATCATCTTCTCGGCTTCGGCCTGGAACTGGTCGAAGTACGAGAACGTCAGCGACAGCGCCTCGCGCGCCTCCTGAATGTAGGCGTTCGCGCCCTTCGTGTGCCGAATCGAGAACGACGACTTAGCCCCGGCGATCGCGGCGCTGAGCGTGTTCGCGCAGACGATGCGAACCGGCGTCACGATGAACCGGAAGGCGCTGCTCGCGTCGTGCGAGTTGACGGCGACGAGGTACAGGTCGGTCGCGTCACGCCCGCCGAACATGATCGTCTCGGGCATCTTCATGGTGATAAACGTCTCGCGACCGCCGCGCAGCGATCCCGCCGTCTCGAAGTGCGCGCCGGACTCGTCGACGATCGCGTTCAGCAGGTCGGCGTTCGCCTCGTTCTGAATGGGCGTGTACGTGTTGCCGACGACGCCGAGGTACTGCGTCGCGCCGGTCACGGGGTTCGTGTAGACGGTCGCGAATCGGTTGTCGATCTTGATCTCGCCGCTCGTCTTGTCGTCCTTCGCGACGATGTCGACCTTGCGCACGTCCCAGCGTGCCAGGTGCGCGGCTTCGAGCGCTTCGACGGCGGTCATCGCGTGACCGACCTCAGTGCCGAGTCGGTGCCAGCCGTGCTCGCGGCCCGCGAATGAGTGGACGCCGGGGGCGAGTTCGTTCAGTTCGTGCGACATGATCTTGATCTCCGTTCGTGTGAGGTACTTCGCTTCGCTCACATGAACAAAGATACACGAGATCAGGGCACGCGCAACTCCACCGCCTAATTCATTCTTCCGGCGTGTCGGCTGCGGCCTTCTCGCGCTTGCGCAGTTCCTCGTCGACCATCTTCGCCGCCCAGTGATTCACGAGCGTCGTCATGTCGATGTACTCCCAGCCGATGCGCTTGCCGTCGATGTCGACGACGAGCGACAACTGCGCGTGCCCGCTGCCGACGCCGTGATCGAGACGCACGTCGATGTCGTGCTCGGGGTGCGGCATCTTGCCCTGAATCCACGTCTCGCGGCTGAGATGCTGCCGCGTGTCGACGGGGTGCGTGTAGACCAGGGCGCGGCGGATGACCTCGCGAACCTTCGAGCGCTTGCGCTTGACCATGATGTGTTCTCCTTCGTGTCTGCGATCTTCGCCTATGATGTGTACTGCACGCGCGAGAGGGCTTAGTGGTAAGCCGCCCGGTTCCCAACCAGGTAGTGCGGGTTCGATCCCCGCATCGCGCTCCAAATGAGCCGGGCGGCTGATCTCCCCGCCCGGCTCATGCTTCGTTCTCGGCCTTCGTCGGCGGCGTCTTCCGCATCCGCTCGATCTTCCGGCGCATCGGCTTGTCGAGCGGCATCAGGTAGCGGTGCTTCCCCGGCGTCATGATCTTCGTCATATCGCCCGTCTTCGGAACCTTCCGCTTGACGCCGAACTGCGTCTTGTAGCCGGTCGCGTTCACCTGGCGCGAGTGCCAGCGGCGCCCGGCCTTGTCGACGTACATCGGCGTCGGCGCGGTGTCGCCGTTATAGATCCAGTTGCCCGCCTGGTAGATGCCGCCGTGATGCCCCTCGGCGGGGTCGGCGAACGACACGACGAGCCGCAGCCCCGGCGCGCGCTCCTTCAGTTGCCGCAGCGTCTCGGCGATGATCTGCGAGACGGGCGCGTCGTGCGCGTTCAGCGCGACGCGCGTGAGTTCGCAGACCTGCTCCTGAGTGAGTCCGAACGGGTCGCCGATGTGCGGCGCGGTGCCGCGCGAGTAGATCACGACGCCGATGAACTTGTCGTGCTCCCACACGCCGAACTTCACGTGCGGCGGCACCGGCAGCGACCGCGAGTAGTGCCAGTGCTCGACGGCGTACCGAGCGGCGTCGGTGCCGACCGGCGCGACGCGCAGACTAGACACTGACGATCTCCCCGTTCGGCCCGACCTTCCACTGGTAGTGACAGGACGGGCATTCCTTCGGCTGCGTCAGGTCGAGCGTGCCCTGCTCGTCGTCCGGCTCGAAGTCGGGCACGTCGTCGTCGGCGGCTGCGGCGAGCAGCGCGTCGAGATCGGACTGCTCGAACGCCGAGCCGTCGAGATCGTCGAGTTCGCCGAGCAGTTCGAGCAGCGCGGCGTCGTCGTTCGACGCGATGTCGCTCGCCTGATTGTCGACGAGCACGATGCGCACCGCCGCCTGACGGTCGACGTCGACGAACACGGCGTCGATGTGCGTCCAGCCGAGTTTCTGCGCAGCCATGACGGTGTGATTCCCCGCCAGCACTTCGTTCGGCGTGTCGGTCAGCGTGCCTCGGTTCACCACGATCGGCTTGTACTGCCCGTTCACTTCGAGCGACTGCGCGATCTTGTCGACGTCACCGCGTCGAGCGTTGCCCGAGAACAGTCGCAGGTCGCGCAGCCGCACGTTCTCGATAGCCAGGTTCGTCATGACGTCGAGTCTAGGCGCGGCGCTGAGACGAGCGAGCGCCGCCGCGATCTGGGGGTGTTCGCGGCGGCGCTCTCGGTCGACCGTGGGGTCGAGTTTAGGCGATCAGAACGGCGTATCGTCGCCGAACGATCCCGGCGTGCTCCACGCGTCGGCAGCACCGCCGCCCGGCTGCGCCGTCGCCCACGGCTCGTCGTTCTGCTGCTGCGGCGGCTGCGAGCGCTGCCCGCCGCCCGACTGAGCACGCGTCACCTGGGCCGTCGCGTACCGCAGCGACGGGCCGATCTCGGCGACTTCGAGTTCGATCGCGGTGCGCTGGTTGCCCTCGCGATCCTGATATGAGCGCTGCCGCAGCACGCCCTTCGCGATGACGCGCATGCCCTTCGTGAGCGATCCGGCGACGTGCTCGGCGAACTCGCGCCAGACGCTTGCTCGCAGGAACAGCGCTTCGCCGTCCTTCCATTCGTTCGACTGACGGTCGAAGTTCCTCGGCGTCGACGCGATCGTGAAGTTCGCGACGGGGAGGCCGTTCTGCGTGTACCGCAGTTCGGGGTCGGCAGTCAGGTTGCCGACGACGGTGATCTCGGTTTCACCGGCCATGTGGTGATCTCCTTCGTTCGTGCGCTCGATCGTCGGCGCGAGCGCGTCGCCGTGGTCATCTTACGAGCGGGCACCGACATCGTCTCGCCAGCGCGACAGATCGGTGATGCGGGCGAAGTGCCCTTCCCAGAACAGCGTCGCGACGCCGGTCTGCCCGTGGCGATTCTTCGCGACGATAGCCTCGATCTCGTCGCCGTACTCGTCGGTATTCGGGTCGAGCAGCCGCGACAGCAGGATCACGACGTCGGCGTCCTGCTCGATGCTGCCGGACTCGCGCAGATCGGCGAGCGTCGGTCGCTTCACGCCGCCCTCGCTCTCGCGATTCAACTGGGCGAGTGCGATCACCGGCACGTGATACTCGCGGGCGATCGCCTTCAGTTCGCGCGTGAACTCGCCGACGACTTCCCAGCGCGGACGCCCCGACTGCTCGGCGCGGATCAGTTGCAGGTAGTCGACGACGATCGCCGTGAGCCGCCCGCGACGCTTCACGGCGCGCACGTGCGCCCTGATGTCGGACAGCGTCACGCCGCCGCGATCGTCGATGTGCAGTGCGAGATCGGTGATCCGCTTGCGCGCCGCGCCGATCGCCTCCCACTGGTGCGGCTGCACGGCGTGCCGCACGAGCGCCTTCAGCGAGACATTCGCGAGCGCCGAGACGAGTCGCAGCGTGATCTCGCGCGTGCTCATTTCGAGCGACGACATCGCGACCGGCCCATGCTTCGCGAGGCCCGCTGCCGCCATGAGGCCCATCAGCGACTTACCGCCGCCCGGTCGACCGCCGATGACGTAGAGCGCGCCCGGTCGCCAGCCGTCGATGAGATCGTTCACGTCGGGCCACGGCGTCGGCGTGAACATCGGCGGCTCGGCGAGACTCGCCATGACATCGTCGAACGTCGCGCCGACCTCGGGCACGTCGGCGGCGCCCGCGAGATCGTCGAGCGCGCGCTCGATGTCGTCGCGCATGAACGTCGCGATCTCCCACGCGCCCGCGCCGGACTCGCGGAGCGTCTGCGCGGCGCGCGTCACGGACTCCTGAAGCCGCCGCTTCAGCGACGCCTCGCGCACGATCTCGGCATAGTAGCCAGCGTTCGCGGCGGTCGGCACGTCGCTCGTCATCTCGTGCAGCAGCGACGCGCCGCCGATCTTGACGAGATCGCCCGTCTCGATGAGGCGGTCGGTGACGGTGACGGCGTCGGCGGGATGCCCGGCGTTCAGCAGATGCACGATCGCGGCGAAGATGTCGGCGTGTCGCCAGTCGGCGAAGTCGGACGGCCTGAGCACCGCCGTCACGTCTTCGGCTGCGGTGCGGCTGAGCAGTGCGCCGCCGAGCACGGATCGCTCGGCGAGCGCGAGATCGTCGCTCATGCCGTGCCGCCGTTCGAGATGCCGCGCGGCATGTAGGCGATCGCCTGATGCACGTCGGCGATCCGCTGCGGCTTCGACGCGGCGTCGAGTTCCCGCTGTCGAGCCGCGCGGCGCTCGCGTCGGTCGATCTCGGCGCGTGCCGTCTTCCGAGCGCGCAGCAGATGCGCGGGCTTGATCGTCTCGGGCGACTCGCTCGCGACGATCCGCAGCGCTTCGAGCGCTTCGGCGTACGGCATTACGCCGATGATCTCGTGCCATGTCTCGACGATCGTGTCGCTGAGCGTGCGCCGGTCGATGTCGGCGACGCGTGCGACGATCATCGCCGTCTCGCGTTTGTTCATTCGTGATCTCCGTTCACGTATCGACCCAGGACGGTAGCATTCTGCGACTGCTGCGACGAACCGGCGCGCGGCCCCGGCAGCGGGTCGTCCCAGCGATCGCCGTTCAGCCAAGTCGACAGCATCGGCACGAACTCAGTCGGCCAGTTGAACCGGGCATATGCGCGAGCGTGCTCGACGATGTCGGCAGCGAGTCCGCGCACGCCGCCCGGATGCCGACGAGCCGCCAGCGGGAACTTCGCCGCCGCGACCTTCTTCGACTGCTTGCGCGGCCACTGCGCCCACACCTGGTCGAAGACGCTGTCGACGGCGACGTCGAGCGTCGCACCAGGTGAATCACCGTTAGGTGATTCAGGGACGGGACGGGACGGGACGGGACTGCGAGAGTCACGCCGTGACGCATCCGCAGAATCTCGCGGTTCTCGATGTTCATCGGCGTCGTCGCTGAACTTATCAACAGCCTGTGAGGAACTGTCACGCGTGACGCCGACCGTGACGCCGCGCGCCTTGCGCTGCCGCTGCCGCCAGCCCTCGCGCTCGGCTTCGACGCTCGCCCTCGTCGGCTGATACTTCGCCCAGTCGTGGAAGACGTAGCCGGTCGCCGTCTCGATCCACAGACCGGCATGCACGAGATCGTCGGCGGCGAACTCATTGCCGCGCAGCATCGGCAGCGCCTCGCGGCGCACGTGCCCATCGGTGAGTTGATGCGCGCAGTACGAACCGGCGCGCAGCCAGAGCGCGACCGCCGCATCGCTGAGCGCGAGCACCTTCGGATGCGACCAGAACGCATCGTCGACTTTGAACCAAGTCATCTCATGATCTCCATCAATGTTTCTATTACGCGAGCAAGCCTAGAGCGCGCAGCAGACGCTCGGCATGATGCTCGGCGATGTTGAAGAATCCGCCCTCGGGATCGAGCAGCACCCATCCGGCGTACGTGAGCACCGGCACGTCGACCGGCTTGCCCCACGCCGAGACGATCAGGCCGACCGCGCGAGCGTCTGCCGGGTGTGAGTGCGCCCAGCCGTGGCATCCGGTCGTGCCGCTGCCGCAGAGCAGGATCAGATTCGCGGGCGAGTGATCGCCGCCGCGCCGCCGCTGCCGGTGATGCCGCGAGCCGGATACCGACGCGAGCGAGATGCCGCAGCGCACGCATCGGAACTGATCGCGCTCGTCGACGATCCGGCACGTCGCCGGGGTCGGCCCGTCAGCCACGGCCCATCACCCCCGCCGCGCCGTACATCTGCGACACGCTGCGATTGATCGACTGGTATGCGCTGAGTTCCGTCTCCTGCGCTCGTGCGCGCCGGTCGGCGAGCCGCCAGGCCGCTTCGGCGACGTCGCGTTTCTCGCGCAGTTCGGTCGTCGCGATCTCGGCGGCGTACTTCCGCATATGAGCCGGGCCGGTGTACCGCATGTACTCGCGAGCGAACTCTAGGTCGTACTCGCGTTCGGCTTCGCGATACGCGGCGAGCCGATCGCTCACGATGCGGACGCCGAGCGCGATCTCATTCGCGATGTCGCGAATGGCGTTCTCGACCGCGACGGGATTGATCGGCTCGCCGGGCATCAGTACGAGCCGCCCGTCGTGTGCTCGTCACGCTCGCCGAGCACGGCGGGAGCGCCCTGGTCGGGCGTGCCCTGCATCTCAGCCTCGCGGAGCGCGGTGCCCACCGAGACGATCCACGGCCCGAGTTCGACCTGCTCGCCGTCGATCTCGACGCGCGCCGTCAGTTCGCCCTTCAGCCGCGCCTCGCGGTAGATCGCGAGCACGTCCTCAGCGCTGCCCGCCGCGCCGACGCGGGCGACCCAGTCTTCGGACGTCACGACGTCGGCGTCGACGATGTCGGCCTGACGCTGAACCGGCTCGGGCTGCGGCTGTGCTGCGTCGTCCGGCTCGATCGTCGCCTCGGTGACGTCGTCCTGCTTCGGCGGCGTCTGCGGCTGCTCAGCGGCGCCCTGGGGCGTCTGCGGCTGCGTGATCTTCGTGCCCTCGGCGACGATGTTCTCGACGATCAGTTCGCCGGACTCGTCGACGTTCGTCGCGCCCAGTTCCTCCGGGCTGTACGCGGGCACGAGCGTCACGTCGGGAGCGCCCTCGCGGATGACTTCGGTGATCGCGCGCGACTTGCTCATCGCCTCGGGGTACGTCTTCCACGGCCCCGACTTGCTCGCGAGTCCGGCGCGCTGCGCCCGCTCGACGCCCCACTCGACGACGAACGTGAAGTCGGGGTCGTCGGCGCGCGTCAGTTCGGCGCGGGCGACGAAATCACCCGCCGTCCACGAGCCGCGAGTCGAGACGCGCAGCCGGTGACCGGCGCGGCGCACGAGCGCGGCGAGCAGGTTCGCCGACAGGCTCGGCTTGCCCTCGATGATGTGGATGCCCTGAAGCGCGGCCATAGGGTGAATGCCGAGCATCGCGCCCGTCTCGGCCATGAGCAGCACCTTCCCCGGCGACGGTCGCTGTCCGGCGACACTCCCGTCCTCTCGGCGAACGTTCTCCCACAGCGTCTTCGGCAGCAGGTCGCCCGCCTGAGCGAGCGCCTGAACGTAGGTCTTCCGCTCGTCGAGCGATGCGCGTGCGTACGCGTCGACGGTGACGATCTCCGTGCTGGTCATGATGCGATCTCCTTGTCCTTCTTCGGTGCGGTGATGGTGAGACGCTGAGTCGTCTCGGGTTCGACGTGCGTGTGCCGAGCGATCAGCGCCTCGTACTTCGCGACGAGCGCGGGAGCCTTCGCCCGCGCCGCGTCCAGGTCGACCTTACGCACGTCCTTCGTGCTCGTCGACACGCTGATCTTCGCGAAGTCGGGCACGTCGATCGACACGTCGGGCTTCGGTTCCTCGTCGGTCGACAGGTAGAGCGACTGCAACTTCGACCACGCGGCCTCCTTCGCGGCCTTCGCGATCGCCTCGTCGTCGCGCGCCTTCAGCAGATCGGCGACGAGAATCGCGTGCTCGGCGGGCAGCGGGCCGACAGGCGGCATGCCGCCGCCGCTCAGCGCCCGGTCGATCTCGGCGAGCGCAGCCGGTGCGCGCTCGGTCACGAGCCGGTCGATCAGCGCGTCGTCGCGGGGAATCCAGGCGTACTCGGGCACGCCCTTCGGCGTGAACGTCCCCGTCTCCGGGTCGATCTTGCCGTCGTGCTGCTCGTACACGAACAGCGTGCGCACGGCGTTCATGACGTACATCTGCCATTGCATCTGCACGTAGTAGCCGGACAAGTCGAACTTCGACCCCGGCTCGATCGTGATGAGCGCGCGCTCGGCGTCGAGACGACCGGGCGTCAGATCGTGCTTCGACGTCTTGATCTCGGCGAGCGTCGCGTCGGACGTGCCGACGACGAGTTCGCGCGTGAACGGGTCGAGCGTGATGCCGTCCGGCGACGCCAGGTGGCGCGAGTTGTCTGCCGACGCGAAGACGCTGTCGCACGGCGCGATGCCGAAGCGGGCTTCGATCCAGGCGGCGATGATCGGCTCGCGCACGTTGCCGTGATTGACGTAGATGTTCGACGACAGGTCGACGAACTCGCCCGTGCGCTTCGCCTCGATGATCTCGCGGCGCTTCGAGCCGTTGCCCCAGTCGCGAATCTCGGTCGCGGTGATGCCCGCCCGCCTGAATGCGAGCCAGGGGCCGCGCGTCTCGGGCTTCGTCTTGTCGTAGGCCGGGCCTTCGACCGGGCGCCGAGCCGTGAGCAGTGATGTCATTTCGTGATCTCCTTCGTTTGCGCCGCGAGTGCCGCGACGACGTCTTTGCGGTGCGCGAGCGTGTCGCGCTGCGGGTTCAGCAGCGAGAGGCCGATCTGAGCGAGCACGAACGCGTCGCACTCGTCATCAGTCTCGAACTCGATGCCGTGCTCTGCGACCATACTCGCGGCCACCGACATCTTGTCGGCTGCGCCGTTGCCGGTCGCCCAGAGCGCGCGCTGCGTCGGCGCGCACTCGAAGATGCGGGCGCGGATGCTGTCGAGCCGCATCAGCACGCCGTGGTAGATCGCGCCGCGTTCGAGCAGCATCGCCGACTTCATGCGCCGATTCGGCACGGGCGACTCGACGACGGCGATCGGCGGTCGATGGAACTCAGCCGGGCGCATCACTTCGTCGACGATGCTGCGCAGCCGTCGCGCCTTCACGTTCGGCGTCCGCTCGGCGACCGGCGCGGGCTTCGACTTCACGGCGAGCGTGTACGGCTTGAACTCGGGATAGAGACTCGCGACGGCGACGCCCGACGACGTCATCGACAGGTCGAAGCCCATCGCGACGGTCATGCGTCGCCCCGATCGCCGGTCGCCGCGAAGATCATCCAGAGCACGAGCGAGACGACGAGCGCCGCGCCGAAGCCGACGAGCGCATCCTCGAACGACGCGAAGACGAACGCGAGCACGGTGCCGATGACGACGGCAGCGGCGAGCATGAACTCGCGGGCGGTCATCGTGCGCCCGCGATCGCTGCGGTGACGTAGTCGGCGAATGCGGCGCGGGCTGCGATCGAGCGCTGCGCGAAGTACCCGGCGCGCAGCACCGCGATCGCGTCGTCGATGGGGTCGTGCGCCTCGCGCGCCCGCTTGCGGTCGTTCGTGATCTTCGCGAGCATGACGGCGACGGCCTTGTCCTCGGCGCTCCACCGGGCGATCTGCTGCTCGTCGTCGATCTGCGGGCCGGACTCGCCGCGAGCGCCGACGCTCATGTGCTCGTCGCTGTAGTCCCCCACGGCGGCGACGAACGTGCCGCCGATAGCCACGCCGCGCTTCAGCGGCTTACCGAAGTAGCGTTCGCGCCCGCCCGCGTCGCCCTTCACGACGTAGGCGTACAGGCACTTCGTGCCGGACAGTCGCCTACCTGCGTAGACGAGCGTAGTGTCGAACTCGGCGTCGGTCATGATCCGATCTCCTTCGTGTTGTCGATGAGGCGGCGGATCGCCGCGCTCATGCTGCGGTGCTGCATGTAGTAGTCGTACCGGTCGTTCTCGCGCGTCGAGCGCTGCGCCCACGCCGTGAAGTAAGCGCCGCGCGTGACGAGCCGCGAGCCGCTGATCTTCCGCTCGCTCTGCGTGCGGAACGACGAGACGGTGCCGATCTTGACGCCGTCGACGTAGACGGCGAAGTCCTGGCAGTTGTCGCCGTACACCAGCGGCTCGATCTCGACGGTGCGCGCGGCCTCGAACATCGTCGCGCGCAGCGTCTTCGTCCGGCGCGTCATCGGACGACCGCCGCGCTCGTGCGGCTGTAGGGCCGGTAGGTCGCGCTGTCGACGTCCTCGACGTTCAGCGCATAGCCGGGGCCGGTCGTGCTCGCGTACGTCGCGACGATCGTGCGCGACTCGTCGTTCCAGTCGCGGGGCGCGGCGATCGGCGAGTCGTCGGCGACGTCGTCAGCGGTCGCGAGGCACAGCGAGAACGTGCGGTCGAAGTCGCCTTCGTCGTCCGGCCCGTGCCAGGGGTCGCCCTCGTACTCGAACGCCCAGAAATGGGCGACGTACTCGGCGTACGTGTCGAAGACGGCGCGCTGCCCGCAGTAGATGCATCGGCGCGTCTCGATGTCGAGAACGCACAGCGCGAGCGCTGCCCAGTTGCGCTCGCCGTCGTCGACGTCGTCGATGTTGAACGCGGGGAGCGGGTTCACGGTCTGCTCGGTCATGATGGTCGATCTCCGTTTCGTCACTTACTTCGCTTCGGTGACATGAACAAAGATACTCAGAATCGGGCGATGCGCAAGTCGATCCGAGATCGGCGTGTCGGCTCGCGGCGCTCTGCGGCGATCTGAGCGCACAGAATCGCCCCGGCGCATAATCACGCCGGGGCGACCCTGATCGGCTCACAGCGCGCAGCACGGCGCGCGGCGCGGCCTATTCCGTCGAACGCCGGTACGCCTCACGCGTCACTTCGGTCGGATCGAGTCCGAGACGCGTTGCCGCCCGGTCGAGTTCGCTGATCTGCGACGGCAGCGGCGACGACAGGATGCCGACCACCGCGACGTCGGCGGCGGTCTGCGCTACTTCGACCTTCTCCTGACGCGCGCTCGTGAAGATCGCGACGACAGCAGAGATCACGGTCAGCGAGTTCGACAGCAGCGCGAGCACGGTCGTCTGCTGCTCGTCGGTCACGTAGCCGAGCGCGGCGAGCGCCGGGACGATCACCGCAGCCGCGCCGTACAGCACGCCGCGCGCGCCCGTGATGAGCCACGACGCGAACTCGGTGCGCGTCAGGTTCACGAGCGACACGAGCGGGCCGACCGCCGCGAGCGTCGCGCCGACGATGATCGCGTACTGATCGACCGCCGACTGAGTCACCAGGCCGAACATGATGAGCAGCGGCGCGACAGCCGCGATCGCCGCCTGGGTCTTCTGCCGACGCTCGGCGTCGAACCATGCGCCGAACCGTCGCGCGGCGCCCTTGATCTTCTCCCACATGATGCCGAGTCCTCTCACTCGAAGACGCAAGCGACGACCTGCCGCCGCGTCGGTAGCAGATCGCCGTCGACGTAGGTGTCGACGAGCACGTTCATCTGCGTCGTTCCAGCCGGGCACGTCGGCCCCGGCTCGCCCTGCGGCCCCTGAGCGCCCGTCGCTCCCGGCTCGCCGGGGTCACCCTTGTCGCCCTTCGGGCCGACGATCGACTCGCCCGGCGCGCCAGGTGCGCCCGGTGCCCCCGGATCGCCCTTCACGCTCTCGCCCGGCTCGCCCGGCGTACCGGCAGGGCCGACGCACAGCGACGTCGCCGAGCACACGTCGAGCACGGCGTCGACGATCTCGGCCTGAGTCGGCGGTCGGCCCGGCGCGCCCGGCTCGCCCTTCTCGCCCGGCAGCGATGCGGGCGGCGCGCTCGTGTCCGGCTCGGTCACCGGTTCCTCACCGGCAGCGAGCACCTGCTCGTACAGCGCATCGACCTTGTCGCGCAGTTCGGCGTTCTCGGTGACCGATGCGCCGAGCGTCGCCCGCAGTGCGGTGTTCGAGAACATCAGGTAGCCGACTGTGACGAGCACGGCGACGAGTAGCGCGATACCCATCGACCGCGCGAGCCACGTCCACAGGTTCGCCTTGCGTCGGCTCGATGCCGCTTCCTCAGCCGTCACCGGCCCGGTGTCACTCACGGTAGCCCCAATCCCTGCCGGAAGATCGCCACGAGCAGCGTGATAACCCCGCCGACCGCGAGTAGTCCGATGCCGAACCACTGCTGCGCCTTCGCCTTCCTCTGATCGTCGATCTCCTTGCGCAGTGCGGCGTCGCCCTCGGCGCGCGCCTTCTGCTCATTCGCGAGATCAGTCTCGACCTCTTTCACCCGTTCCGCCAGCAGGTTATGCACCGCGAGCGGCACGAACGTCGACGCGAACGTGTCGATCCGGTTCTCGATACCTTTGATCGCTCGCAGCAGTTCCCAGCCGTTCGGCTCCTGTTCGGGCATGCGTGTCCTTCCATGCTCGACAGCGGCACGCCCGGCACCGCTTCGTCGGTCGTCTCGATTAGGCGGTCTTCGTCTCGCCGAGCGCCGACACCTTCTTGTCGAGCGCGGCGAGCGCTGCGGCGTTGCGAGCCTCAGCCGCCAGAATCTCGCGGCGGCGCGACCACGTGCCGTTGTACTCGTAGGCGCCCTTGTTGTCGTTCGCCTGGGGGTTGAGCACGTCGCCCGCGTTGTTCAGCACCGAGCGGGGGATGCCGTGCCCGTCGAGCAGACCGACGAAATCGGCCAGGCTCACCTTGTGCAGTTCGTCGGTCGCCGACGTCACCTTGCGCGTGATGTCGGCCTGTTCGATGTTCCCGTAGTGCGTCAGGAACTCGGTGTCGATGCCGTACTGTCGCCCGTTGGGCGTCTGGATGCTCTGCATGCCGTCACTCTCCTTGGGTACTGCGATCGCCCCGCCGCCCCCGGTCGGGACAGCGCGCCACGGGTCGCGGTTGTAGCGCTTGTGCCACGTCTCCCCGAAGGCGTAGCCCTCCGAGTCGTAGCCGTACGACGGCGCGATCGCGTCGAAGACGTTGGCCCGGAACGATCCGCGCGTGAGCACGCCCGCGTCGCTGCCGGTGTCGTAGATGTCGAGCGCGCCGCGTCGGCCCGCTGCGACGTTGATCTGGTGATTCGACGAGCCGGGAGGGGCGACGGTGCCCGCGCTGCTGATGCGATACCACAGCCGCCCGTTCCACCAGCGCGTCTCGTAGACGCGGCGCCCGTTCACCTGATGCGCGAGCACCATGCGGTCGTACCAGATGCGCTCCTGCTCGGGGTCGGTGCGGACGCCGCTGCTGATCTTCAGGTGATGCCCGGTGCGCCGAGCGAAGTCGGCGTCGAGCGCGAGGAAGTCGTGCAGCATCGCCGGGGTGAGGCGCTGCCCGTCGCGGTAGACCCATGCGTCAGACATCGTCGTCCCCCTCGTCGTCGTCGTCGGGCGTCTCGAAGCCGGTTCCGTCGCTCACCGCGAGCGTGTCGGCGATGTCGACGCCGGACACGAGCACGAGCGAGCCGAACGCATCGAGTCCGAACGCGTCACAGATGCCGTCGCCGTCCGCGTCGAAGTCGAGCGGCAGCAGCGGACGCTCGACGCCCTCGTCGCGGCGAGCGCGCAGCGAAGCGAGGATCGTCTCGCGATCCTCGTCGGTCAGGTCTGAAATCTCCATGCTCAGCAGTCTAGGCGCGTCGCGCGCCAGACGCCCTATCACACGTCGATCGGGTCTTGCCAGGCCGCGCCGTCGCTGATCTTCGGCACGAGGCTCGCCCACGCGCTGCCGTTCGACGAGTTCAGACCTTGCGCGCGCCACGCGCTGCCGTCCGAGACGTACACACCAGCCGGAAGTTCGACCGACTTCGACGCCTGATATGTCGAATAGCCGTTGTTGTCAGCCGCCCCATTCTTGCCGTACACCGTCACGTACCGCGTCGTGCCCGGCGTCTGGCCGGTGATCGTCTGCGTGCCGGGGCCGTAGTAGTCGACGTACGTGCCGGGCGTGTCGGCGCGCGGATTCGTGCTCACGCGGATGAGGTAGCCCTGCATCGCCGACCCGCCGTTGTCGGCGGATGCCGCGACCTGCACGCGGAACGAATCGGACTCGACGTTGTCAATCGAGAACGGCGGCGCGCTCGGTCGCTTCGGGATGCGCGGCTGATCCGGCTCGGTGACGACGACCGTGCCCGACCCGATCGACGCATGCACGTTGCCGTTGATGCTCGCCTGAGCGTTGAATGCCGACAGGTTACCCGCCGCGTCATGCCCTCGGTTGTAGTACCCGGCATAGAGCACGGTGTACGTGTCGTACCGGTTCGCCGATGGGATCGTGAACGACCCCTCGACGTGGAACCCCGGCGCATCCGCCGACCAGTACAGCGTGCCGCCCGTCCACGAGCCGTAGCCGTTGCCGTAGTACCGCACTTCGACGTAGAACTGGCTGAAGTTGCCCGCCTGATCCTGCCCGACGCGGCGATGGTCGATCCAGACCTGCTGCGGCCCCGAGCCGCTGAGCGGTGCGGCTGCGCTAACCATGAGTCACCCGCCTATCTCAGTCGAGCGCCGTGCCTGGAATCCAGATACGGCCCTTCTTGTGCGCGGGAGCGGTCGGCTGCACAAAGATATCGAGCGCCTCGCGCGCGGCCTTCAGCGACGTAACGCCCGTGCCGCCCTGATTCACCGGCACCGTCCCCGAGATGTTCGCGAAGTCGAACAGCGACGCCCACGACGAGCCGTTCCACAGTTCGAGCCGCTTCGCCGTGATGTCGAGTCCGAGCGCCGTCACGCCAGCGCCGGGCGTCGGACGATCCGCCGTCACGTACGGCAGCACCCGCAGCCCGGTCGACGGCTTCAGTTCGTCGATCATCGCCGCCGAGATCGCCGCCGTGCCATTCGCGACGGTGATGATCGCGAGCGCGATCTCCCACGTCGTGTCGTTCTGCGTCAGCGACGGCAGCGCGCCGCCCGACGTGTTCGCCGTGCCCGCCTTCACGAGCGCCGTGATCGCGTTCGCGGTCTGATCGAGCCGCAGGATCACGTAGTCGCGGCGCGTCTGCCCAGCGGTGCTCGGCGCAGCGCTCACGGCGAGCGTCTTCGCGGCGGTGTTGTTCTCGTAGAACACGCCGCGCACGATCGCCGAGCCGATCGCGATCGTGACGGCCATGCCGGTGCCGGGCGCGATCGCGAGGCCGGACGCGATGCCCGACTCGACGAGCGTGCTCGCCCACTTCGAGAACTGCGTCTCATTCGTCTCTGCGCCGTAGAACGGCCACGATGCCTCAGCCATGATCGTCAGTCTAGGCCACGGACTCGGCAGCGGCCCGCGCCGCCTCGACGGTCTGCTGGATCGACTGCACGGCTGCGAGGATCATCGCGTCGGTGATGACGTCGTTCGCGTTGCCGGGCCGGTACTCGTCATCGTCCGGGTGTGCGGCGATCGCGCTGTCCCACGCTGCGGCCCATCCCGGCTGCGCGGCGAGTTCCCACGCGTGCTCTGCCGCCCACTGCTCGGGGTACGGTGCCGTCCCCTCGACGGCGATGCACGCCGCGACGCGGTTGCTGATGTCGGCGTCGCGGCGGATCGTCGCGACCGTTGCGTATGTCATGAGTGCCTACTCCATTTCTGTGATCTTCAGGCGAAGATCGACGTTTCGAGATGTGCCAGAGATTTGGTAGAGCGCGATCTGGATCGTCCCCGCGCTCGGCAGATACACCGTCGCCGAGCCGCCGAAGTTGTCTTCGTTCGATCCGGTGATGAATCGGTTTAGGCGTCCGCTCGGGCCGGTGATGCTGTCCTGCACGTTGGCGAAGAATCGCGTGAGGTTCGTCGTCGTGCCGACCGCGATGAACAGCGAGAGTGTCACCTGATACAGCCCAGCCGGAACGCTCACGCCGCCCGCGACCGGCGCGGCGAACTCACCCTGTCGCGAGTAGGTCGTATCGCGCGTGAGCGCCGGGATCAGCGTCGGCCCGGTGCCCGCATTCTGAAGCGCGAACGTGCCCGAGAACTCGGCATGGCGCGGCGACGAGTACGGCACCCATGCCGACCACACGCCCGTCTCAGACCGCACGCGACGCCACGATCGCCGGAAGTCCATTGCCGTCGTCGACGGCACGACGAGGTCTTGGATGATCCGGCCCGCGAACGTGCCGCCCGCGATCCTCACTTCGCCGACGTACGCCGCCGTCGTCGGCGCGTTCGCGGTGTTCGGCTCAGACCAGTAGAACCCGGCTTCGAGCGCCTGATTCCAGTCGGTGACGACCTTGCCGCTCAGCCGCTCGGCGAGTCCGCCCGCGCGTTCCAGTTGGGCGACTCGGACGTCGAGCGCGTCGACCTTCGCGCCGAGCGTGTCGCCCTTCGTGAACGTCGAGACATCGCCGAGCGCGGCGCCCGCGCGTACGCCGTCCGAGTTGATGAGCAGCGCCGTCTCGGTGACGGCAGTCGGCGCTTCGACGCCGTTCACGACGACCGTGACCTGATCGCCCGCGCGCCAGTCGACGCCGAACTGCATCGTCGACTCGTCAGCCGGGATCACCTTGACGGACGTGCCGCCCGCCGCCTCGGCCAATTTCTCGTCGCCGGACTGCTGAAGTTCGACGACGGCGTCGGTGTCGCGCTGATCGACGAACGCCTCGATCACGCGGCCCCACGACGCCTCTGCGGCGGTCGCGTCGGCGTTCGTGCGCGTGATGATCGTGCGCTCGGTGCCCTCGCCCTGCCCGGCGACGATCGCCGTCGTCAGGCCGGGGCCGGACTGCTGCACTTCCTCCGACGTCAGCGTGCCGTTCTCGACGTCGAAGCGGACGAACGCCCGCTTGTCTCGCGAGTCGAGCACCTGGAACTGGATCAGGCCGTCGATCTGCACCATGCGGAACCCGATGTCAGGTTCGAGCGTGACGATCTCGCGCAGCAGTTCGAGCAAGTTCTGAAACCGGGGCGACTTCGTGACCGAGATGCCGCGACCGAGATCGCCGCCGAACAGTTTGATGCTCGGACGGATGCCGCGCAGCCGCCCAGCGGGCGCGTGCGTGCCCGCGATGTTGTAGGCGACGTACTGCCGCAGCAGCGCCTCGGCGGTGCCGGTGCGCGTGTCGTTCGATCGAGACTGCGACGACGCCTGAGCATCGGCGATCAGCGGATTCGGGTAGGCGAGTGCGTCGAGCAGATGCACCTCGTCGGTGACGCCCGTGAACGTGAACGTCCCATCGGGATTCTGCGCGTCGCGCTTGCGCTTCGGCGTCGTCGTCGGGCCGCTGAAGATGACGCCGGTCGACTCGCCGTCAGGCCCGAGCAGGATCACACCCGAGCCGTCCGCGACGAGATGATCGACCATCGCGTGATCGCCCGGCAGCGTCAGTTCCCACTCGCCGACGCCGCACCAGCGCACGGTCGCCTTCATCGAGAGGAACGGCTTAGTCACCTGGCCGACGCGCTTCAGCGTGCGGTCGCGGACTTCGAGCGTGAGATCGTCGAGCAGCATCAGAACAGCACCATCTTCCGGGGTCGCCACGCGACGTTCGCTCGCGAGCCGGATGCCGCGTTCGACAGAACGACGCTCGCCTGACTCGTGCCCGGCTGGATGCTGAAGAACTTGGGCGCGGGCTTCAGTTCGCCGTAGCGGTTCGCGCCCGTCTCGTCGACGACGGTGCCGTTCAGCGAGTCGACGATGATGAACCCGCTCGCCTTCGTCGACGCGCCGACCCATTCGAGCGCGAGGCCGTCAGCGCGCACGAGCGCGAAGCCCGAGAACGGCGCGAAGATCGTCCACGTCGGCCACGCCTCGACGTCGCCCGTGTTCTGGAACGTCACCGAGCCGAAGCCGTCGATGCTGCCGAGAATCAACTGCACGAGCGACTGCCCCGGCCCGAGCAGACCCAGGCCGACGCCAGCCGGTTCGATGTTCCGACCCTCGCTGTCGATGCTCTCCCAGTACGGACGGCCCGCCTGAACGGTGATCGTCGTGAGCAGCACCGTCTTCCCGTCGCTGTCGACGCTCATGTCGAAGTCGCCGCCCCCGGTGCGGACGACCGCGAGCCGATACCGGTCATCGTCGAACGTCGCCGTCAGCGTCGGCTCGTACGGCAGTCGCATGATCTTCGCGAGCGTCGAGTACGCGTCGAGCACTTCGTTCCGGTTCCGGCCCGTGATCTTCACTGGCAGGTCGAGCGTGCGCGCGAGCACCTTGCCGCCTCGGAACGACGACCCCTCGCCCGCGCCGTCGAACCACTGAAGCGCGACGGGCGGCATGCCCAGCCCGCGCACGCCGAGACGCATCTGCACGCCGGTCGAGCCGTCGAGCATCATCGACCCGCCCGGCGACTCGATCTTGAATAGGCGCATCAGTCGTCACCCTTTCCGTTCGTGACTCGCGGCGAGCCGAGCGCCGCGAACAGGTCTTCCTCAGCCGACAGGCTGCGATTCTCGGCGGCGTAGTAGTTCGTGACGTACGTCGTCCCGGCGCCCGCCTTCGCGTCGACGTCGCTCATCGTCGCACTCTGCGCGTTCACCGCAGCCGTCAGTGCCGGGGTGTCGACGAGTTCGCCCATGCGGCGGTCGAGATCGGGCTGCATCCGCTCGATCCCTTGCAGGTAGCCCTCGACGGTGTTGCGACCGTACTCGGCGAAGACGCGCGACGGCGAGTGAATGCCCAGCGCCGCCTTGAACGGGCCGACGATCCAGTCGGGCAGCAGCCCCAGGAAGAAATTACCGATCGTCCCGGCGAGCGACTTGATGCCGTTCAGCAGACCGTTAATCAGGTCGCGACCGGCGTTCCACAGCCACGAGCCGATGCCGCTGAAGAACGAAAGAATCTGGTTCGGTAGCCCGCCGAAGAACGACAGGATGCCGTTCCACGCCGACCGGATCGCGTTATTGATGTTCGACCACAAGCCGCTGAAGAATCCGATGAGGCCGCTCCACATGCCCTGCCACCCGGCGATGAAACCGGAGATGAGGCCGGTCGCCCACGAGACGATGCCGTTCCACACGCCCTGGAAGAATGCGCCGATCCCGGCCCAGAGGCCGTTCCACCAGCCGACGATCCCGTTCACGATGCCCATCAGCCACGAGACGAACCCCGACCAGACGCCGACGATCCACGAGACGAACCCCTCCCACACCTGGCCGATCCACGACGCGAAGCCCTCCCAGACGCCGTTCCACCAGGCAATGAACCCGTCGATCACGGTGCCGATCCACGTGATGAACCCCGACCAGACTTCGGTGATCCACGCGACGACCATGTCCCAGTTCGCGACGAGCCAGATGATCGCGGCGACGAGCGCGACGATCGCGAGGATGATCCACGTGATAGGCGATGCGAGGAACGCCGCGTTAGCCGCCCACGTCGCGACCGACAGGCCGATGAACGCGAGCGCGAGCACGCCGAGCGCGAGCGCGACCGCCTGAAGCACGGCGGGATTCTCAGCCAGGAACCCGAATACGGCATTGAGCACCGGCAGCAGACCGGACATCAGGCCCGACATCATGATCTCGACCTGCCGGTTCATCGCCTCCATCTGCGACGCCGTGCTCGACCCCATCTTCTCGCCCATCGCCTCGGCGCTACCCGCAGCGTCGGCCATGCCGTCGCCGAGCGACGTCAGCGACCCCAGGAAGGTCGGGATATTCGCGGTGCCCAGGTCTTCGAGCGGCGTGCCGAACAGCGCGAGCGCCGCCTGACTCTGCGCAGCCGGGTCGGTGATCCCCTGAAGCCCGGTCACGATCTCATTGAACGCGGTCTTGGCTGTGTCGCCCCCGGCCAGCAGCCGGTTCGTCATTTCCTCCTGGTTCATGCCGAGCGCGTCGTAGGCGGTCTTCGACGCCGCCGACATATCAGTCGCCCGGATGCCGAACTCCTTGACGGCGTCCCCGGCCTTGTCGATGCCGTACATGCCGCGCTCGGCACCGGAGACGAGCAGGTCGAACGCCTCCTGCCCGTTGAACCCGAGATCGGCGAGCAGCGGCCCGTACTCGGTGATCGCGTCGGCCATGTCGCCGCGCAGCGACTCGGGCACCTTCTGCATGCTGGCCGTCATCAAGTCCATCGCCTCGTCGGCAGACGTTGCGAGGCCGGACGTCATCAACTGCTGCACCATCGAGATCGCTTCGGACGTCTCGAAGCCGAACGCGTCGGCGTAGTTCAGCACCTTCGCCGTCATCCCGTCGACGACGGAATCGGACGCCTCGCCCATCCCCTCGATCTGGGTGATGACGCCGCCGACGACGCTCTGCACCTGCTCGACCGACTCGCCGTAGTTCTGCGCATAGACGCGGCCCGCAGCAGCGCCCACGCGCGCGCTCTCGGCCTCGGTGAGCGCGAGGCTACCCGAGATCGTCGCGAGCGAATCCTCGAACGACAGCGCGTCGCTCAGCCCCTTCGACATCGCCGAAGCGACGACGCCGCCGAGCACCAGACCGGCAGCGCCGAATGCGGCGGTCTTCCCGCTGAGGGTGCTCGGCATCCGGTCGGTCGCTTTGTCGAACTTCGACGTGTCGAGATCGAGAAAGGCGACGAGTTCACCAAGATCGAGCGCCATGCCCTGAACCTCCCGCGAGTACCGTCAGGCCCGGCGCTTCGCGTCGGCCTTCTTCTGCTCGGGCGTCGGATTCAGAACCCGCTGAATGCGTCCCTCCGTCGATAGTAGACCACGCATGCGCATCGTCATCCAGCGCCACGTGCGCGATTGCAGCAGTCCCGGCGTCGAGAGGTCGATGCCGTAGACCTGCTGGAAGTCGAGTTCGACCAGGCCCCAGTTGTCGAGCATCGGCCCGATCCAGCCGCGCGACTTCATCGAGCGGGGGTCGGTCACGTTGCGCGGCATCCAGTCGTTGACCTGGACGCCGGGGATTACTTCTTCTTGGGCTTCTTGCGTCGCGCCGCCCGGTTCGGCGCCACGAGTTTTCCCGACAGCAGCCCATTCTTCGCCGCCTCGGTCGCGGCCTCGGGTGAGACGCCGAAGTACGTGAACGCGTACTGCGACATGCGCTTGATGTGCTCCCACTTGCAGCCGTCCGCGATCATCTCGTCGAGCGCGTTGCCGCCGTCGTTCCGCTCAGCGCCGAGCACCGAGCGCACGAACTCCTGTTCGGCGTCGCCGTCGAGCCGCAGCCGGGCGACATCGAGATCGGACACCGGCACCTTGTTCTCGCGCTTGACCATGATGTCGGCGAGCGCGTTCAGCCGCAGACCAGTCTTCGCGTCCGGCGATGCGACCTGATACTGACGCCCCTCGGGGTGCGCCTTCGAGGGCATGGGCGGGGACTTGAAACCGTCCTCGTCTTCCATGAAATCGAGCATCTGCCCGAGATCGGTCATCTCGTCCTCCTGATGTTTCACGTGAAACGCTGAGCGGGCGGGAGACTCGATGTCCCTCGCCCGCTCAGTCTAGGTGCGTCGTCGCGACGCCGAGATCAGCCGCCCGCGCCCGCGTCGGCGGGGTGCGTGATGACGGCGCGCTTGCCGCGCCCGGTCAGCGTGAACGACACGATCGAGATCGCGTCGACGCCGCCGCCGTCCTCCGACCACGTGACCGCCGCGTACCCCTCGTACGCCTCGACGCGCGGGCCTTCCGGCTCCATCTCGTACCAGCGCACGTGAACGACGTTCGCGAGTCCCGTCTCGGCGGCGGCGAGTCGAAGAATCTCCTGCGCCGGGTCGTAGACGGGCGGCGTCGAGCCGGGCAGCACACCGCGCCGCACCTTGCCTTCGAGCGTCCACGCGTTCATCGTGTTCACCTGCGAACCCCAGCCCTCGCCGTCGAAGTCGCTGTCGTCCTGAAGCGACCCCTCCACGCCGGGCGTGAGTTCGGTGATACCGGCGAGCGCGAGCCACGAGGGCGTGCCGGTCGTCGAGTTGTCCAGGTCCACGTACCACTTCCGGTTCGTGGTCGATGCCCCAAGCGGCACCTTCGTTGTCGCTGCCATGAGCGAGTTTCCTTCCTACGTGGTGCGGTGTGCGAGCGGACGCTCGACCCGCAGATAGACGTTCGCCGAGCGTTCCAGCCGCCCGTTCTGATCTTGGCCGAGAGACGCACCCGACGCCCACGTAGCCAGCACTAGCCGGATACCGCCGAGCGTACCACCCCAGCGATCCAGCCAGCAGTTCGACAGGGCGTCCTCGATGAGATCGAGTCGACTGTCGGTCTTCGCCCGCATGCGGAACTGCGCGCCGACGATCGTGTCGGGCGACTCCTGCACCGGGTACAGATTGAGCGCGATCGCCTCGTCGGGCGACTCGGGCATGACGACGCCGTGAATGCCGATCTCGGACGGCAGATAGACCGGCTCGGGGCCGTCCGGTCGCCGCCAGGTGATGAGTCCGGCGCTCTCGGCGGCGGTCGTGTCGGCGACCGCGTACCGCAGTTCGCGCAGCCATGTCGTCATGAGAACTTCCCCTTGGCCGTCGTCGCGACGATCTGTAGCACCTTGTCGCGCTCCGAGTTGATCGCCTTCTCCAAGAACTTCGCATTGCGCCCGCTGTCGTGCTTCAGGCTCATGTCCTCGTGCTGTCGCACCGCATACTCGGTGTCGTACGAGATCGCCGTGCGCTTCGTCGCGCCGTCCTGGGAGACGGCACCGCTGCGGATCAGGTCGCCGTCTTCGATCGGTGCCTGAGCGTTCGACACGCCGAGCACGTGCTCGCCGCCGACGAGCAGCCCCTCGCCGACGCCGTCGATGACCTTCACCGCTGCCGTCTTCAGGTTCGCGAGAACCTTGCTTGCATCAATAGAACTACTCACGTCAGGTTCACCACCTTGTGACCGAATAGGCCGAACGGCTCGAAGTCGGCGACGCGGATCACGGTAGCGAGCGCGTCGCCGATCCGCACTTCGTCGCCCGGTCGGAACGGCGGCTTGCCGTCCGGCACGTACAGCGTCGTCTCGCTCACGACTTCGCGCCCGTCGCTGTCGCGCACGAGACGCCGAGCGTGCTCGACGGCGACGTCTTCGACCGGCACCGGGTCGGCGTGCTTCGGCCCGTCAGCCGTCATGCCGAGCAGCGAGCGCAGCGTGACGGACTGCGTCAGCCAGTCGTCGAAGATGTCGGCGAAGTCGCTCACAGCAGACCTCGCACCCGAGCGAGCGGGCGCACCGGGTACGCGCGCGCGCTCTGCACCTGAGTCGACAGCAGCCCGGCGTCTTCGAGCACCTGGATCGCGTAGCCGTCGAGATCGCCCGCAGCGAGCGCTTCGGCCCGCGTCTGCGCGTCACTCTTGACGTACGACACGCTCGCGCCGCCGAGCGACTTCGATGCCACTGCGGGCTTCGCGACGGTCGGCGTCGTCTGCCGCTTCCAGCCGGACGTGAACAGCGCCGCCGCCTGGATCACGGTCGCGTCGTGCATCGCGTCGCGCACGATGTCGAGTGTCGGCATCCGGTTCGCGTCGGTGCGGTAGACCGCCGCGCGCGTCGCGTTGCGCACGTCGCGAGATGCCCGCGCGAGCAGCGCGTCGGCATCCGGCACGTCGGCGGGCGATTCCTCGCTGCCCAGATAGACCTTCAGGTCGTCGGCGGTCGCGTAGATCGGTTCGGTACCAGAGAGTCCAGCCATGATTCATGCCTCCACGTAGCGAGCCGCCCGCCACCGCCGCTAGGACAGTGACGGGCGGCTCATTCGCGACTTACTTCGCAGCCTCGTCGGCGGGCTTGGTCGCGTCCGCGCCCGCACGCTCCGAGTCCGGCGACGTCTCGTCGGGCGCCGGGGCGCCCTCGGGGACGGTCGGTGCCTCGCCGCCGATCAGGTCGGCGCTGGTCGTGACACCCTCGCCCGGCTTGTCGGCGTCGCGCTGCTCGGCCTCGCCGACCGGCTGCGGCTCGGACGGGGTCACGCTGCCCTCGGGCACCGTCTCCGTCGTCGCCCCGGTCAGGGTCGACACGACGCGCTCGTCGCCCGCGTTGCTCTGGGCTTCGAGGTCGGCCTCGTACTGCTCGATGATCTTCGCCTTCGACAGCGTCGAGTCCCAGCCGCGCACGGCGGCGTAGGCCTTCCACGTCTCGGCGGTGTCGCCCTTCTTGGGCGCCTCGGGCAGAGCAGCCACCGGCTGATCGACCCTCGGCGCGCCGTGGTAGCGCCGCAGCGTCCCGATGCCCATCGCTTACGCCGCCGTCTCAGCGGTCGTCAGCACGATCACGCCACGGTCGTCGACACGCTTCACGGCGTAGTGGACGTTCGTGGTGATGATGTTCGTGCGGGCGAGAATGTCGCGATCCGTCTCGACGATCGGGCGGCGCTTGTACTTCAGCTGGATCGCGCCGCGCTTGATGATGAGCGCCTTGCGGGTGCCAGCCGTGCCGCCCTGCGAAGCGCGGTCGGACACGTACACGCGGACGGTGCCGATCGCGCCGACCTGGCCGCGCGTGATGACGGCGTTCGCGCCGAAGGACTCGGACGAGATGAACTTGTCGTCGTTCAGCAGCGCGACGTGCTGGGACGAGTGCAGCACGATCCCGGCGATGTCGCTCGGGTCGTACTCGTCGCCGAGCAGCGCGATCGCGGAGACGTACGCCGCCCACGACATGACGCCGGTCGCGGTGACCTTCAGCGGCGCGCTGGTCGGCTCGGGGTCGCCCGCGCCGCCGTTCGTGTGCTCGTACTCGGCAGCGGCACGAATGTCGCTGTCGATCTTCCGAGCGATCGAGAGGGCCAACTGCACGCGGGCCTGATCGTTCGGACGCCCGATCGCGGTGAGAACGGCGGTGTCGGTCAGTTCGACCGCCTTGCCCGCCTCCTTGATCGTCGCGTACGAGTCGGTCATCGACATCTTCGTCGGCGTCATCGCGACGCCTTCGGTGAGGTCGACGGCGTCGCCGATGTAGTTGAACTTCGGGAAGTGAACCGTGTCGCCCGGCTGGCCGACGAGTTCGTCGTCGGCGTCGACGAGCGGGAGCAGCACAGCGCTGCCCTGCACGGACACCATGACCGCGTCGCCCCACACTTCGGGGACGATCAGGTCGGATGCGAGAGTCTGAGCCATGTTCTCAGGTGCCTTTCTACGAGTTCACGAGCCGGTCGTATTCGGCTCGGTTCGTCCGGTAGAGATCGGCGCGCTTCGCGTAGGGGAGCGCATCGAACTCGGACTTGGTCATCTGCCCCGCTGCGCCAGTCCCGCTGAACCCTGGGCCACCCGTTCCGACCGATGCACCGGGCACCTTCAGACTCGGGTCGTTCGCGATCGCCTGGGTGATCGCTGCTGTGAGCGTACCACCGAACTCGGCGTCGTCGGGAGACGCGCCGCTGATCGTCTCCTGCTTGCTCAGCAGGAACTCGACGTAGTCGAGCCGGGCCGGGTTGACACCGGCAGCGACGGCGGCTCGGACGATCGCCGCCGAGCGCTTCGCGTCTGCCGCTTCGGCGCGAGCGGCGTCGCGCTCGCCGGTCACGGTGCCGACCTGCTCGGTGAGCGATTCGACGGTCGGCGGCTGCTCGCCGTTCGGCTGTCCGCCGAGTGCCACGGTGAGCGCGTTCAGCACGTCCTTCCGTGCTTCCTCGGCGGCGTTGCGCTTCGCCTCGATGCGCTCGTCGCCGCGCTCGCGCCGCAGACGCTCGATCTCGGCCTTCGCCTTGACGGGGTCGTTCCACGGGCTGTCGTCGTTCGGCGCGGGGTCGGTCGCGGGCGGCTGAGCCGGGTCGGTCGGCGCGGGCGGCATCGGCTGTGCCGGGGGCGTCGCGGGCGGCTGCGGCGTCGGCGCTGCGGGCGGCGTCGCGGGGTCGGTCGGTGCTGCGGGTGCGGGCGCTCCCGGCGCGGGCATGCTCACGATGTGCTCCATTCGTCGATGTACTCGTGACGTGAGCATTCTAGGTGCGATCGCGAGACGGGCACGGGAAAGGGCCGGGCGATCATGTCACCCGGCCCTGTGCTGTCCCCCGACAGCGTGCCCTTGTCGAGTCGAGCCTACACCGGCATCGAGTACCGCGCGGCGAACGTGTCGCTGCTCATGAGCGCCGCGCCGCCGACGAGATCGTCGACGATCCACATCGCGACGCCCTGCTCGACGAACTGCGACGCGACGACCGGCTCGCGCGTCTCCTTGTCGAGATACATGCCCGACGTCTTGCCGCGCCGGTATCGCTTCGGATCGCTCATGCGGTCAGCCTACGCCGTGACTCGTGACATCGAGTCGATGCGCTCGCGCTCGGCGTCTGCCGACGTCAGCGAGACGAAACCGGTGAGCCGGTCGACGAACGTCGCGGCGCGCGGCAGCGGCTCGTCGACGGCGACTCGCCCTGAGTAGCCGACCTTCGTGACGCCCCACTGGATCATCCAGCCGTGCTCATCCTCGAAGCCGTGTCGGGCGACGACGAGCGTCGCGGGGTCATCGACGAGCAGCGACATCTCTCGATGCACTGCGTCGCGCGCCTGCTCGAACGTTTCGATCATGCGTACATCGTAGCGTGTGCTGCCGACTCTCACCGGATGACCTGCTCTCGATCGTTCCGGCGCTTCAGTTCGGGATTCGCCGCCAGGTGATCCCGAAGCCGCTGCTGCGCCGTCTTCACGCGCGCCCGTGCGCGCTCTGCTGCCTTCGTGTCGCCGACGCTCTCGGCGACGAGCGCCTGAGTCTTCGCCTCGCGAATCGCGCGCTCGATGCCGCGCTGCTGCTGCTGCCGCTGATACCCCTCGCCGTCCCACGGCGGGCGCTGGATCGTCGCCTTCTCGGTCGCGCCGGGGATGAACGCGCGCAGCGAGCACCGGCAGTTCGGATGCTGGAACCCGGCAGCGCGCGCCTCGGCGAGCGTGCCGTCGACCTTCACCCGCATCGGCTTACCGGTGAGCCGGTTCGTCGTCGTGATCGTCCCGGCCTGGCCGTTCCGCGCGAGCACCTTGCGCGCCCACTCGTCGCAGATGTCGCACGCGCGCGGCCCCGGCTGCACGATGACGAGATCGAGCCGGGCGGCGGTGAGCGCGTCCTCGTGTCCCCTGATCTGCGCGTTCGCGTAGCCGGTGCGCGTCGCCATGTCGACGTACGACTGGATCGACCACCGTCGCCCGGCTTCGTCGGTGAACGACGGGATGCCGCGCGAGAGGAACGTGCGCGTCGCCGTGCGCAGCGCGTCACGCCGTGACATGCCGCGTGCCGCGACGAGTTCGACCGTCTCGCCGACGATGCGCCGATAGACGTCATCGACAGCGCGCAGCATGCCGCGACCGGCAGCGCTCGCCGCGTCGTTCATCTCACGAGCGAGCGCGAGCACGACGGCGCGACGTCGCCCGTCTTCGATCGCCTCGGGCCGGTCGATCCCGGCAGCACCGATCTCGGCGAAGATCGCGGCCTCGCCGGACGCGTACAGCGCCGCCAGACGCTCGCGGATCGCCGCGACGTACTGCGCAGCATCCGAGCCGAGATCGTCGAGCGTCTGCGCCGTGAGCCGCTGAAGACGAGCGAGCACGTCGATCTCCCACGCCGGGTCGTCGACGCCGCGAGCGAGCGCGCTCAGCACCCGTTCGAGCGTCAGCATCTCGGCGTCGGCGAAGATGCGGGCGAGCCGCGCGACGTCGATCAGGTCGCGCTCGGACAGCGGCACGATCAGACCTCAGCGGGGTCGTCGTCCGGCTCGTCGGGCAGCGGTGCGCCCGGCTGATCCGGCACGCCCGGCAGACCGACCGTCGACGGGTCGGCCTCGGCGCCCTCGATCGCCGCGACTTCCTCGTCGACCATGTCCTCGCCGACGAGGTTCATCATCTCGACGATGACGCGCGTCGACGCCGCCTTCGCTTCGCGCAGCACCTTCGCCGTGTTCGCGAGTTCGAGCGTCGTCGGCTGCATCATGTCCGGCACGATCATCTTGACGGGCAGCGGCGTCACGCCCGACGTGAAGATCGCGGCGTCGACCTTCAGCAGCGTTTCGAGCAGCCGCTCGATGCGACGCCAGTAGCGCAGTTTCTTGTCGCGCGTGCGGGCGGTCTTCTTGGCGCGCCCGCTGTACTCGGTCGCCGTCATCGCGTCGCCCTGCTCGCCGACCTCGGCGTCGACGTTGTACCCGCACGTCTCGATCACCTTGCGCTGTAGGAAGTCGAGCGTGCGCAGATGCTCGTCCACGCGAATCTTGAACTGCACCTGGTCGATCGGTGCGTCGCCGCCGTTCTCGCCCGGCTCACGCTTCAGCCGCACGAACAGGTGCTGATCCTCGGCGAACTCGACGCCCTTGCCGACGCCGCGCCCCTGCATCATGTAGTCGGCGATGAGCAGCCGCGAGCGACCGTCAGCGATGTCTCGCATGAGCGACGTCACGGTGCGGTCGATCGCGTCGAACAGCGACAGCACGCCCGGCGTGAAGTCTGAACGGCCCGCCTCATTGCCCCGGTCGAGCGGGTCGGGCAGCATGTTCGGGATCGACTCGGCGAGCAGCCCGTCGATGCCGGTCGCGATCGCACCTTCCTCGTCGACGAGATCGGCGTACGGCGCGGTCGACGCGTGCTCGGTCAGCGGGATCGCCATGCCGAGATTGCCGACGACGCCGCGATACAGGCCGTGAAGCACGCGGCCCGGCTCGTGTCGTTCGAGATGGTAGATCACCGTCTCGCCGCCGTTCTCGCGGCTCACGATCTCCCAGAACGTGACGGCCTTCAGCATGCCGAACTCGTATTCGGCGACGACGTGATCGGCGTCGACGCGGGAGATGACGGGCTGCGTCATGCCCAGCCGCTTGTCCCACGCCATGCGCAGACCGACCGACCCGAGCGGCACGGCAGTCTCGGCGGCGGCGAGCAACGTGCTCTGGAAGTCCATGCCGTCGAGCAGCGTGTCGAGCCGCTTCTGCGTCTGCTCGATGATGCGCGTCTGCTCGTCGCTGTAGGTGCCGTCCTCGCCGGGCACCCATGTCGGGTCGGCCTGAACCTCGAACGCGACTTCCTCGCCGAACAGCACTTCGCTCGACATCGTCGCGATGTCCTGAGCGACCGGCAGATGCACCTTGTCGTCGGGGGCGCTCGGGTCGTTCGTCGCCCAGAACCACGACGCGATCCGCTCGATGTAGTACCGCATGCCCGACCGGTACTTCTCGCCGTCCGTGCCGTTCGCGTACAGATTCGCGAGGGCGGTCGGATCGCCGCCGTACCACGTCGAGTTGACGGCCATGCGACCGTAGCGGCCCGTCTCAGATGCCGGGGGCCATGCGGCCTTGTTCTCGGGAAGTCCCATCGTGTCGCCTCTCGCGATCTCGGTCGATCAGATGCGCGCCCGGCGCTCGATGCTCAGTGTAGCCGTCACGCTGCGACAGGCTCGGTGTCATCGCCGCGCGCGGCGGCGGCGAGCGGGATGAACTCGCGCCAGAACCGGCGCACCGAGTACACCGCGTACCGCAGCGCGTCGGCCTCGTCGTCGTTCTCCTTGATCGGCTTCGTGTCGCCGCGCTTCGCTGCTGCCGAATCCCATCGGTAGCCGGGCAGCATCTCGACGAGATGCGGGCATGTCGCGCCGACGATCTTCAGTCGCCCAACTGCGAATAGACCCTGCACGGTCTGGATGCCCGGCAGCACCGAGTTATGCGCACGCATCAGGCCGGTGCCGTCCGGCACGCCGTCGTCGAACAACTGCTGTCGGAAGACGGCGGCGGCAGGGTCGACGGCGATCCAGTCGGGGGTCGGATACCGGGCGCCGTCGCGCTGCATCGCCAGCCACTCGCGGAACATCGCCGCGTGCTGCCCCACGGTCGCCTTGCCGGGCGCGAACTCGGCGAGCACGTACAGCGTGTACTCGTGCGTCAGCGGATCGCGGCCCAGCCCGATCATGTAGCCGCGCGTCGCGTGCGTCGTGCCGTAGTCGACGCCGACGCACAGCACGCGCTCGATCTCGCCGACCTCGCTCGGGTGGATGACGTGCTGCCCGCCCACGGTCGGGTCGAACATATCGTAGATCGCGCCCTCGGCGGCGACCCACATGCCGCGAATGAATCGGTCGTAGAACACGCCGCGATACTGCTGCTCGATGAACGACCGGTACTCGTCCGTCAGCGACGGGTTGTCGTCCATCGTGAAGTGCTCGACGTACCAGTCGCGCAGTTCGCCGAGCCGCAGCAGGTAGTCACGGCGCAGCCAATGCATCGGCGCGTCGGGGTTAGTCGTGCCGAACAGCCGGGCACCTGCCGGACTCATGCGCCCAAGCAACTGCTTGAATGCGTCCTCGGGGATCGTCGTGACCTCGTCGACGAGCGCCCCGGCGACGGTGAACCCTCGAATCTTCGACTCGGCCTTCGCGTCGGCGGCACCGATGACGTGGCACGTGCGCCCGAACATCATCGCGGTCGGCGCGCCCTGCCGGTACTGGATCATGGGCCGGAACGATCCCAGGCCGGGGTCGTTATCCAGCGGCTCGAACAGGTTGCGGTAGATCGACTGCATGGTCTTGCCGACGATCACCAGGGCGCCCTTATTTGGCACGTCGTTCGCGATGAACGTGCCCCAGCGAACGAACTGGGCGTACGTCTTCGACGAGCGAATCGACCCCTCCATGAGATTCACGCGGGCCGTCGACTTCGCGATGAATCGGCGTTGCTTGCGGCTGAGCGGTTGCACGCCGTCGCGGAACTGCTGCATCTCGGTCACGGTCATCGGTCGCGGCCTCCCCGCTTCGGCTTGCTCGTCAGGTGCCAGCCGTGGCACTGCGGGCACTCGTACGATCTCGTCGGCACCTTCTCGGCTCGCGAGTGCGTGCCGATCCAGATCAGCGCTCGCGTCGCAGCGTCGGCGTCGACATAGCCGACCTTGCTGCATCCTCCGGTGCCGGGTGGAAGCCGATCGGCCTTGCGAGCGTCGCGATGGGCTGATCGCTGAGTTCGACCTGACTGCCCGAGACGTCGCTCATGCTCGGCGGCTCGATATTCGTCTCGTCGTGCTCGTGCTGCTGCTCGCGCTTTCTCCCGATGCGTACGCGCAGGGTGATCTCGGCGACCCACATCAGTACCTCACGCCGCAGCGCTCGCAGCGGATCGGACGGGGCGCGTGCGTCGCGGCGTTGCCGCTGTAGTCCCACGAGTGCAGACCGATCGCGCAGAGCAGCCGCCCGAGCATCCGGTGCCAGACCATCGTCACTCCTTCCCGATGCCGACGACCATCTCGTCGGCTTCAGTGAGCAGCCCGCGACACTCGTACTTCGACAGGTCGCGCGTCGTGAGCCACGTCGTCTTCCCGCCGAGATCGGCATTCACGATGCCAGCGACGAGCATCCAGCCGACGACGTGATCGCCGTCAGTGTTCGCCCGCACATGCTCGCGCACCGCAGCGTCGAGCGCGTCGCCCGTCGTGCTGTCGCTCATCGCGTGATCTCCGACTCGGCCTCGGCGTCAGCCTGACGACCGGCGATGACGAGCGCGAGCGCGCCGACGCCGCAGACGCCGCCGATCGCGAACGCGACGGGGACGATGACGAGTAGCCAGGTGATGTCGATCATGGCTCGATGATAGGCGCGGCGCTCGGACTCTCGGCGTCCGGCGCATCGGCGGCGTCGTCGGCTTCGACCTGCTTCGCGATGTCTGCCGCCCATGCCTTCAGTACCGACTTGAACTCGTCGACGCCCGAGTCAGTCAGGTTCTCGTGGATGCCGGTCAACTTCGCGCGCTGCTCCATGATCTTCACGAGCCGGTCGACCGCGCCGAAGTTCCCCCGGATGACGGCGGGCATGAGTGCGCGCTGCGCCATGTCGAGCGTTTCGAGTTCCTGATCGCGCAGTTCCTTCGCGGCTTCGCGCGGCACCTTCGCGATCTCACGCTCGACGGCCTTGCGTGCTGCCGAGCGGTGGCTGAAGCCGAGCGCGGCGGCGATCTGATCGTACGAGTGCCGCATGAGCCGCAGTTTCAGCGCTTGCTTGTCGCGCTCGGCGACGCTGAGTTTCTTCGCTGCCGACGCCTGATCGCCGCCGCGCTGCGGCTTGTCGTCGACGCCCGGCCCCGCCGTGGTGTCTTTGGTCAT